AGTATCTAACACATTATCCAAAATGGTATCTTTATTATCTTTAATCTTTTTACCTGGATCGGGCTTGGCCTGTTCCCATTTGTATAGATTAAAGGAGTCTTTATAGTATCTATATGCCGTGGACTTAGGAATTTCAAAATCAGTGTGCAATATATCACATATATCCAAACGAGCTAATTTTTCTTTTGGATCTTTTTTGGATTCGTTGTCTACCAGACATTTATAGATGAAGTTTTCAGCTTCTTCTTTAGTCATTACCAACTAGAAGAATAATAAAAACCGTCAAAAGTAGAATTTTTGCTAGGCATCAAAACTACATTTGTTTCAAGTCTTTTGTGGAGTATTCTTCTATCTTCATCAGCTAGTGCAACTGACTGATATGAAAGTATGGAATCGAGTCTTTTTTTGGTGTACTTAAGCCTATCAAAATACCAATCATCATATTCAAGTCCTCCAAAAAAGCAACCGCTTACAGTAGGAAGATAAACACTGGCTTTATCTGGATTGTTAAGGGTGTTGTTTACTAGGTCACTTAACTGAACTAACTGTTCGGCAGAGACATAGTATCTATCACAATCATCTACACCATTTTGTACGTTTTGTACAAACCAGTTGTGAATTGCATTTGTTTTACACCAGTAAGCTAGTGGGTAGTCCACTGTGTAAGAACTCCAAAGAGTATCATCTATTGGAGCGTTCTCAAAGTTAGTCTCAACTAATAAAGACTGGAACTCAGTAGTTCGTGCTACTGGTTCGTTGCCAATTTGCTTATCGTAAGCAGAAAATGTTTTTGTACCGTAAAGGTAACTATCTAAGCCCATAATTCTAGGTGGATTAGTGAACACTATAATATTACATGAATCGCCTTTAATATGCAATAACAAAATTCTCATTCATAATTCTTACTGATAATTCTCAGAATTTGACATTCATTATTGACTAGGTTATTTATGGATTGTAAAAATTCTTTCATTCATTATGGCCTCTCACATTCATAAATTTTTTAATCAAAAAGATTATAAACTCAGTATTCAAGATACTTTTTTTATATTAATCTGTTTACAAAAAATAGCTAATAATGTTAATAATCAATTTTCGGATAATCTTTGTTATCGTGCAGATAAATTAATAGATAAAATTTTAATTAATATTGAATTAGAAAAATAACTTGCTATCTCATATATATTAGTGTAGTATTTTAAATGTAATCTAATTTTTACAACACCAATGAAAAATTACAACTCAAACAAAATTGATTCTCTTGTTTCATTTACAGAAACAGATTTAAGAGTGGATCGTCACTATAGAGGTGAAAATTTCACTAGATCTAATCTAGGTTATCAACGTCAGGGAAATGAAAATTTAATTTCTACACCGTTTAACAGAAACGATGATTTAAAAACAATTTTATTTAAGACTAATGTTTTAAATGATCCTGAACTTAAACCAACATTTACAAAAGTAAATGACATTTCTTATGAATGTCCTAATACTAAGGCTGTTTTTTCTAATAGATTAGGTAAGGTTTTATCCACAGTATCCAATACTTATGAGCTAGTAAAGCATGATGTTATTTATGATGCTATCGAACCGAATCTAAATTTTTTAGAAGTTGAGCACGTTATACCAATGAATAACACTGCAAGAGTATTCATTATATGTGCTATTAAAAATAGTGATATGGAAGTGTCTCAGGGTGATTCTATTCGTAGACGCATGATATTCGTGAATAGTATGGACGGGTCTTATTCATTCAAAGTCATTCAATCTGACGTTAGGCTATGGTGTTTCAATCAGATGGGTTCGATACAAAATTCTAAAAATAAGATGGTGTTCAAGCACTCTACTGGGGTGAATAAATATCTAGAGAATCTTCCAGAATTTTTGAAATATCAACGTCAGGATTTAGCAAATTCTATTGAAGAATTTAAAGCAATGCGTAATACACCATGCTCATCTGATATGCTTAAAAATTTATTCTTACATAGCTTCCAAGATAAACTAATAGGTCAGATAACAGATAAAGATACTAAGGAAAAAAGAAACAAAGAATTTAAGGATATAAATAAAGAGTGGATCGCAGTTAAAAACAATTTTAGAGTCGAGGGAGAATCTAATTTGTTTAACGCATTCAACGCTATAACCGAATATGAGACTCACTCAGAATCTAGTAGGGTCGATTCAACAGAGTCAGCCCGCATCAGGTTCGAGTCTCTTATAAGAGGTCGATGTGCGGATCGCATTCAAAAGGCTAGAAAGGAATGTTTAAGATTAACTACTGTCTAACAGACTATGTATTTTATACGTAAAATTTCATTCAAAAATAGTAATTTTGGATTGTTAGATATTGGTACTAATTGGACTGCTAAAAATCATTCAAATTTAATTGAAAAAATTGAATCATTCATTAACTGTAAAGTTACTTTTATTGAATATCAAAAGACAATTAAAAATCCAATTAGTTGCATAGATACTTTCAACTATTAATAGTTTTATTAATCCTGATTCTAAAAAAGTCAGGATTTTTTTTTTCTATCAGGTAATGAGACTCAAATAAGTCCAAGTAAGAATCCAATAATTTAATAGAGCTTAAGGTATAAATACACGTTTAAAAAATGTAATCATATCAATAAATTTATTTGATTTATTACTTGTTAGATACTACAATAAGGAGGTAATAACCATCTTTATTATTATGACTAACTCTAATTACATTCAACTTGAACTTCCATTATTTGCGAAGTATAAAGTTACTCATTTTATAGACTGTGGAGCGTGGATAGATCCAAACCCCACTATTGAATATTTTGAAGAATGGTATGAAATGGAAGATTACGCATATCAAGAAACGCAAAGAAGAATAGATTATACAGTTCAACATAGTCCATTTACTGTTAGTGAAGAAGAATATAAAGAAATCGAAGAATATGAAAATTCAATGTATAAAATCGAAGAAATAACAAATAACGGATTAAAACTTATAAAAGGTTGGGTTAATTCATTCACTGCTTAAATCATTCACTTATTACTTAAAAATTCATTCAGTTATTTATTATGCAACTTACAATCAAATTAAACCTTGATAAGAAAACATTTTCAGATAATGAGCTTATCGAAGCAAGCAAGTATTTAAAATTACTTTCACAACACTTTGAAATTAATTTGGTCAAAAAAATTGGAACATTAGCCAAAAGAAAAGAATTTTCATTCAATATGGATATGCCTATTAATGATGATAATGAAAATAAAATAGGATTTTATCGAGTAGATAAAAAAGAAAAAATTAAAAAACAAAGTGAAGCAGAAATTACAGCAGATTTGAATAGATGGAGTAGAAAACATTTTGGATATGTTGAAAATGGGGTTTTTAAAATGGATGATTAAATTAAATTAGACCAGGAATAAAAAATTAATAGCTAGATTCTTAAATGAGTCTAGCTTTTTTATTATGTAAGAATTGAATGATTTTAAACTTATTAATGTAGTATTGCACGTTTAAATTTTAAAATTATAGGATTCTTACCTCTTTAAATTTCTTAGTCATACTAATTGTTTATAAGTCTTATTTCGTGAGATTGTAGAGAAAATTTAAGGATTTTTATGTTTTTTAGTGGTTTTTATTGTGATATTTTATATTTGATATATAACAGAAAATAGACTATAATTAGGGAGTAAACCAACCTAATTTACAACCATGGGAAAAACTATTGAAACATTTTCAACAACAAAAGGACACAGCAAAGTCTGGAAATCCGAAAGACAATGTTTAGAGGAGCGAATCCAACAGGAAGAAAAAATGCTCCAGACTTATTTATTAGTTTTTAAATTTATCAAAAGAATAGATGGATTAAAACTAGGAGATAAAGGAAGAGAAAAAGCCTACGAGATAGCCCAACAAATGGGATTAAATTTTTATTTTCGCGGATACTCTGACAACTACGAATCCATGAATTATATCTACACACAAAAAAGAACTTACAGAAATTGGAACTATGTTTTCGAACCAGTTCCGGATCTATGTGTAAATATTGGAAGAGCTAGAAAGGCAGTAAAAATTGATTATCAGGAAATCTGTAAGCAAGAATTTTATAGATCAGTAACAGTTTTCAGAAAGTCAATTAGTGCAATGCGAGCAGCATTAAAAACAAATAAACCTGAAATAATAGATAACATGGAAGCACAAGTAAAAGAGCTTCAGGAACAAATAGACAAGAACAAAGCAAGCATCAGAGGTAACTAATTATGAGACAACCCACCGATTATATTAATTCAGGAAATCAATTTACAGATACTTTAGTCAAAAATTGGATTGCAAATTTACCTGATTGTTTTACTGTGGACTTTGCGAAAGATTGCAGCAGAAACGGAAACCCCAACCAATACAAAATTATCATCACAAAAAATTAACTTCTTTTTATTCTCTTAACCGTATCACTAGCCATGAACAACCCAAACAACCCAAACCGAATAAAAATTTACAGGTTAGCTACCAACCGATCAAATCGCACCAGACTTAATGCAACGGTTTTTATAATCACACTTGCTTCCATTCTGTGGGCCTGCTATCTCACAGACAAAGGCTACAAAAAATGCTTACAAGCAGGAAAACTCACAGAAACAGAATGTGTGAAGTACCACTACGGTTAAATCACTTCAGGAACTTAATAATTTACAGCTGCAGTAATGCAGCTTTTTTATTAGCTGATTTTTCCCTGTTATCCCGTGCAGTTTTCTCCACAATTTTTACACACACTATCCAATGGGGACAGATTGCAAAATTTTTTTACGGCTGTAATAAACCCCTGAACCTACTGATTAATCAAAGCATAAGCGATAAATGTACTACAATATAATAATACTACAATATTACTCTAGTGTCAACTATTTTTCTTAGGTTCTACCGAAATTGATAGCTGTGGAGTGTTTAAATTGATGTTCTCTACACTCTCCCCTACTACTTTACCAAGAGAATCTAGTATCTGAGCAGCCGTTTGCAACTGACCCTTCCTTACTGCCTGTTCAAAAAGTCTCATTCTCATCCCCTGGAGTCGTGAGATCATCTTCTCTCTATCCTTTTCCCAATCTTCATCGTTCCATTCTTTTACCTTTCTCCAATCGCTCCATGCAGTTTCAATACCGATCTGTTCCCTGGAAGCGTGTTCCAGTACAAGTTGTCTTGTAGTTTTACCTGTTAGCTGTCTTGAATATAGTTTTTGCCTTCTTGCTTCTATCACTGCATCGGGTTGTCTTTTCCCACACACTCTCCCATCTTTACGAGCTCGCTCAGATGTAAATTGACCATTTGAATTACGAAGAACAGAATCAGCCACGGACTAAATTTGTTGTTAATACTTGAATAATAACCCTAAATATAGTGTTTAGTCGATAAAAACACAGAAATTCGTCAATATTTAAGCTATTCTTTACTACATGAGTACAAAAACAGCCGAAAATCTATCACTTAGATGGGCACAGGGGGAGGTTTTCAACGCAAAACAACGATTTAGGGTACTGGTGGCTGGCAGAAGATTCGGAAAATCATATCTATCCTGTATCGAACTACTAAAAGCAGCAATAGACCGCCCAGGCGAAACATATTTCTACTGTGCCCCTACCTATCGCATGGCAAAAGACATCGCCTGGAAAGA